CATACCGCTACCGAGATGTGGGATTTGGAGAACCTATGATTAATATAGTTAACGAAGAGGGCGGCATCACCACTATGCAATGGGAGACTTATAATACCATTATGCGTGAGCGATACGAGGATGGACTACAAGAAACAAAAGCAATGATAGTTGGTGCTATACAAAACTCTATCGACAAAACAGTTCATACTCAAGAACACCCAGAAAATTTAGCAGGATTAAGTATTGCCCTACGATTAGCAAAGCAGGTTACAATTGGTAACAAGTGATACACTTGCTTTATGGGATAAGGCTTGGATTAAGGAAGCAGAAGGTGTTGACCTAACCTTTGCACGTGTAGGTGGTAGAACATCTAAAGCATTTCCTAATAGGGAGAACGTAGATTTCTGGCAACAGACAGGACCTGAATGGGTTCAGTCTTATATTGATTGGCGTAAGGCTAATCATAACTGGAAGATTTGGCACACTCCTGAAGGCGCACCCGCCGTAGAGTTGGGGTTGACACCTATTTTTGCTGGCGTACCAGTGAAGATGGTTCTCGATAGAGTGTTTGAAGTCGATGGTGAGTTGGTCGTGGTTGACCTCAAGACTTCACAACAAACCCCAACTTCTACCTTACAACTTGGCTTCTATAAACTAGGACTTAAACAAGTATTAGGTATAGATGTTAAGTATGGTGCATACTGGATGGCAAGACAAGAAGGTACTTCTGCTATGGTTGACCTAACCAGTTACACCGAAGAGAAACTTGAGTACCTAGTTAGTAACTTTGATAAGGCACGCAAGGCTGGTATATTTATTCCTAATACAAACAACTGCAATCGTTGTGGGCTTACAGAATACTGTCAGTTCACTTCGAAGAAATGAGAGAAACAATGGCAAACGAAGACTGGAAACTACAAGTTTCCTACAAGACACCATCAGGTGATATGATAAACGTACGTGCTAATACTGCTGATGAACTATCAGTATTGTTAGAAGGCGTAGGAGATTACTCTCCACAAATTGCTGCTACTCAGCAAAAGATAGTGGGTTCATACGCACTAAACCCGTCCTCGACATCGAGTTCCACTACAAGCACAAGGCCCTCGAGTTACTCCGCTCCAACCCCAGTCTCAGCAGTATCAGGTACAGCGTCACCCGTATGCAAACACGGGTCCCGTATATGGCGAGAGGGAATCAGTAAGGCTAGTGGTAAACCATATGCATTCTGGGCTTGTCCTTCACCGCAAGGAACAGCCGATCAATGCAAACCAGTAAACTAAAAGACTGGCATAAATCTTTTTTCGGGACTAGAAAGGAACCAGGATGCGTACACTTGTCAGATCAGTTGGTCGTGCCAGTATTGGTGGGGAACCATTACCATCTTGCTTTAAGGCATTCGAATCAAACAAGATCATCATACGTCGGTCTGAAGTTTCTATGTTCGCAGCAGCACCAGGAGTGGGAAAGTCTACACTAGCATTGGCGTTAGCGTTGAAGATGAAAGTGCCAACACTTTATATCTCAGCCGATACTAATGCACATACTATGGCTATGCGATTAGCGTCTATGATTTCGGGAAAGAACCAAACAGATGTAGAGGGGATGCTACATTCTGATGTTGGTTGGACTAAGGCTACTCTATCTAAGAGTAGCCATATAGTCTGGTCATTTGAATCAGCACCAACACTACAAGATATTGACGAAGAAGTTCAAGCCTTTGAAGAACTATGGGGTTGCTCTCCTACACTTATCATAGTAGATAACTTAATGGATGTAGCCACAGATGGTGGCGAAGAGTTCGCTTCAATGCGTGCTATTATGAAGGAGTTAAAATATCTTGCTCGTGCTACTAATTCGGCTGTTGTCGTTCTTCATCACACTAGTGAGGCTGTGCTTGGGTCACCGTGTCAGCCACGCTCTGCTATCCAAGGTAAAGTGGCCCAACTTCCAGCGCTTATATGTACACTTGGTGTTGTCGGAACTTCAATGGGTGTTGCTCCAGTCAAGAACAGATACGGAAGAGCGGATGCAGGCGGAGGACTAATGACTTGGATTGCATTTAATCCTGAGTATATGTTCGTCGACGATATCCCAGAGAACCACTAATGCAAAAAGATTTTAATAATTATACTATAACTACAAGTAAGAATTCTCTGGACTGCTGGGGAATTGGAATGGAGTACTATGCGCTATTTGAATTTACTAATGATAATGTTCCACGAGTTGACGCTAGGGTTGTTAGGTTTGATATCATATTTTTCTCTATTAACATAACTAGATACCCTAAGGTAGCCTGGCGTGAATAAGAAACTTAGGATTAGGAATCCGTTCTACTTTGTAGGTGGAAATGTTTCAGATGTGATTAAGGTATCTTGTCACAGATGCTCTAATGAATTTTTTGTATATCGTGCAAACTTAAGGGTAACTAATTATTGTTGGAGGTGCAAGTGAGTTCATATGGTAAGCGTAAAGGCGCTACCTTTGAGACTAGTGTAGTTAAGTGGCTACGCTCCAAGGATATACTAGCCGAGAGATTAACCAAGGCTGGTGCTAAAGATGAGGGTGATGTTGTTGCTTTCTTAGATGGAGCAGCAAACATACTAGAGTTAAAGGCAACAAAGAAGTTAGACTTACCGCAGTTCTGGCGTGAGGCTGAGGTTGAGGCAGAGAATTATGCTAAGGCTAGAGGATTAAAAGAAGTACCATATAAATTTGTTATAGTTAAACGTAGACAGGCAGGAATAGACAAGGCTTGGGTGGTGGAAGATTTTGAACAATGGACTAAGAGGGCAGGCAAATGACTTACCAAGTATCAGAGAAATACTTATACACTACGGAGCACAAGTCCGACAAGGACACGGGCAGGTTAATCTCAAATGCCCTTTCCACTCCGACACTCACCAATCAGGGAGTGCTAATCTCGACGATAACATATACATATGCTTCGCCTGCGGAGTCCAAGGTAACAGTTTGCAAATTATCTCACAGCAAGAGAGGGTAGATATACGTGAAGCAAAGTCAATCGCAGAAAGAATTACTGGGACAGGCAGTTCAGAAGTACGCGGCAAACATTTATCAGGCAGAAGATTACCTGCGAAGCAGGGGTATATCAATGGAAGCAGCACGTCTGGCTCGATTCGGCGTAGTCGTGGAACCTGAGATAGGACAGGAAGCGTTTACTGGAAGGCTATCTATTCCTTATATTACAAAGACAGGTGTAGTTGATTTAAGATTTAGATCTCTTAACCCAGCAGTTGAACCCAAGTATATGGGTATGACTGGGGCTGAGACCAAGATGTATAATGTATTAGATATAGAACGAGCAGGCGATTTTATAGGAGTGTGCGAAGGTGAATTGGATACAGTTACTTTGTCTAGTTGTGTTGGCATCCCTTGCGTTGGAGTTCCAGGTGCGAACAGTTGGAAGAAACATTACACAAGACTCCTCGCAGACTTCGAAAGAGTATATGTCTTTGCGGATGGAGATCAACCAGGAAAAGAATTTGCAACATCTTTGGCAAGAGAACTGCCTGTCACAATTGTATCGATGGGAGACGGAGAAGATGTCAACTCAGCCTACGTCAAATACGGAGCAGACTATATCAGAGAAAGGGCTGGATTAAATGGATAGAAGTATACCACCTTGCCCTGAATGTGGTGAGCGTTTTGATAATGTGTTCGAAGCAACAGATCATTTATTAGAAGATGATGATGACTTTGACCCAGCGTTAGCGCTACCTAATGGTGCTAAATTAATGATAGGTTCATTGCTTAGATGTCTGTATAAATATGCAGACAAGCCAGATCAGATCAAGACCATAACCCAGTCTACATATATGACATTGTTTACGGCAGAGACACAGCCCGAAGCAATCAAAGATATAGTAGAAGAAATGATAATCGAATCACAGATGATGGAAATAGATAATGAACTCAAGCAACTACTGGAAGAGGGGAAGTGAAGAATGGCAGATTATAATCCACTTGGAGGAACAAGGTTTCCATATAAGTCAAGTGCAGAAGATGGATGGGAGACTCGTAGTTACCCTGACAGTGCCTCTTTTGAGTCAGCAGTTGGAACAACATACCAAGAATTATTAGATCTATTACTATCCAAACATAAAGATTACGGCCCAAAGAATATTGCTGATGCACCTGGTGGTGCCATCAATGGACTGCGTGTGCGTATGCACGATAAGTTAGCACGCATAAATAATTTAGTTGATAGCGGTAAGAACCCAGAGCACGAGTCCATTGAAGATTCCTTCAAGGATATGGCAAACTATGCAATCATAGGGTTGCTAGTACTCAGAGGAAAGTGGGACAAATGAAGGTTATAGTCTGCGTATCTGATTTACAGGTACCATACCACGATAGGAAGGCAGTCTCAGCACTGTCTAATTTCATAAAGAAATATAAACCTGACGAGGTGGTGTCTGTTGGGGATGAGATGGATATGCAGACTATCTCAAAGTGGAGTAAGGGTACCGATCTTGAACACGAGAAGTCTATTGCTAGAGATAGAGATGAGACTCATCGCGTACTTGAATCATTAAAGATTAAGCATATGATTAGAAGTAATCATACTGATAGATTATTTAATACAATTAGAATGAGAGCGCCAGGACTTGCTGGCTTACCTGAGTTAGAGTTAAAGAACTTCTTAAGACTTGATGACTTAGGTATTACATATCACGAGAAGCCATATGAATTAGCACCGAACTGGTTGCTATTGCACGGCGACGAGGGTAATGTGCAACCTACTGCTGGTGCTACCGCACTCGGACTAGCCAAACGTGCTGGTATGTCTGTTGTGTGTGGTCATACGCATCGTGCTGGCTTGACACATTACACTCAGTCTTATTTTGGTGGCACACCTAAGACTGTATGGGGATTAGAGACTGGTTGCTTAATGGACTTTAAGTTCGCTAAGTATATTAAAGGTGGCTTGTTCACTTGGCACAAAGGTTTCGGTGTCTTATATGTTGATGGGAATAAGGTTACACCACAGTTGGTTCCAGTTAATATGGATGGTTCATTCGTATTTGATAAGAAGGTGTGGAAGTAATTGGACTGGGATAGTATTGAGAAGTGGGATTACATTGTAACAGCGGTTGCTTCTGAGTACCATAGAAAGTTTACTATGGTAGAGTTTGAGGACATAAAGCAATCGCTGTATCAATGGTTCACCGAGCATCCAAATAAACTTAAGGACTGGGAAGCAATAGGTGAAAGAGATGCAAAGAATTTAATCTATCGTTCTCTTCGTAATGATGCATTAGATTATTGCCAACGATGGAAAGCAAAGTCTGTTGGCTATGATGTTGCTGACTTACATTACTATGAATCTGAAATGGTTGAAGCATTACTACCACCTGTATTGCGTGGTGAGTATGGTGTTACACATAAATTAAATCTTGGTAGACCAGGCAGACCATCTGCTCCTGCCGAAGGTGGCAATCTAACTATAATGATGTTAGAAGTTGACGCAGGTTACTGGAGATTGAACAAGGAAGATAGAAGGATTATATTCCTACGTTTCGCAGAGAACCTAGACTTCGGCGAGATAGCAAACTACTTAGAACTTGGTACTGATAGTGCTGCACGAATGAGACTTAAGCGTGCTATCCGTAGATTGATTAACAAGATAGGTGGATACAAACCTTACAATGATATTGACTCACCCGATGAAGACGAAACCAAAGAAGATACTATAGAACAAAGCCACCAAGAGTCCGATAAGGAAAGCGGGGACAATGATGGGAGCGAACAAGATTAATAATTTAATCAGCCTCAGGCTCACTCCATACATCCTCTCCATCAAACCATAGATCGCTATCGTTCATAGCAAAATCTTCTATCTCTTCGTCGTCATAGAACTCAGGAAATAATTTCTTACCCTTAGAAATAGGCAGGAAACCTACGGTTTTAACTACTTTTTCGATGTCTTCGAACTCGGTAGTCTTAGGTAGATTATCTTTATCTTCCCAAATAATTTTGATAGTATCAAGGTTGAACTCCCATATACCATCAGGTGTTGAGCAGATATATACTGGTGTCTTGCCAGTTATGTTTGCTTGTTCTATTACTTTATCATACTTATATTTTTCTATAAGCAGATCATCATAGTGTGTATGCCTACACTTTAACTCTATATATAAATCTTCACGCTCTGATACACAATCAAAGTTAGAATACTCATCGCTAACCATAGTTAGGTCAGGATAGTATTCATCTCTAAGCATACTAAAGAGTTGTTCTTCGTTCATTATCCTCCCGTTGAATAGAACCCTGTCCCTTTGAAGTGAACTGGGTTGGCTTGGTATTCTCTTGTCATCTCTCTCTTACATTGCGGACACTCGACTAAGTCATCTCGTTCATCAACGCTACGACTTACTTCTGCTAGTGTCTTATCGTCAAGACATCTGTATGAATAGGTTGGCATTACATTTCCTCACTATCTTCTGGTGTTGGTGCTGTTGCAAGAGTGCCACATAAAGCACACTCCATATCTAAGAAGTACATATCAATCTCACCAGTCTCATCATCGAACACAGTCTTTAAGTTCCATATGTTACAACCACAAGGACAGACAGTAGTGGCTCTACCTCTGATATCCATAGCGGATTTGTAATCAGGTTTAAGTTCTGTTATATGTTTACGATTTTTGATTAGTAGTATCCCTTCTTAGTAAAGAACTTCCACGCCTCGCAAGGGGTATGATACCTGTTATAGATATAAGATAACCCGCGATCTATTTGCTTTGGCGCTGGTGTTTTAGGGTCAAGCCCTAACAATTGTGGAATACCTCCAGCATTTTTACCCATAACTTTTACTTTGTTGTAAGCATTGGGTCTCCAATTACTTTCCTTAGTCCACAATTTGTTAAGGCATTCCCATTGTTTATACTGCCACTCATATAACTTATCCTGAGCATATGCTTTGCTATCCATTACTGTCCAACCTTCCTCAACAACTTCTCCTGTTGGATTAGGTTGGTTGGTAGGTGTAGCAAATCGAACACCCACTATAAGTAATAAACCCATAGCAAGTGCCAGTATAAATCCTCGTCTCACTTTATATCTCCTCTGCTTCTACATCTGTGCCGAGTGGCATATCAAAATCATATACTTCCCACTCCTTGAATGGTGCTTCTATTGCTAAGTCAATGGCTGTATTTATATCATACTCTGATACATAATACACCAGCGTAGCACGCACCGCATTAACTTTAATTCTATATTGCTTGGCCTCCACTTATACCCCTCTCTTTCATAGCACGCCTAACCTTGCGAGCAAACATTAACTTCTGTTTGTTAGCAGAGTTCTTCATTGACCTACCTGCCATAAGTAATCGTTCTCCTGCCATAGTGCCACCATATATACCGAAGTATAACTGATGCCCACGCTTGCCTATCTCTAGGCAGTTATCTTTAGCAGGACAACCTTTACATACTGATAGAGCAACGATAGCCTTATCTACTTCTGCTTGCGCTTCCTTTGAATTTGTATTGACGCTACTGTTAGGGTTGGTTAAATCAACCTCACCTGCGAACCATAAGTCAGGGTCGTCGTGTCTCACACATAGACCATTACTTATATCTAAGTCTTTATCATCAGACATATATAAATCTATCATACCTTTAGCCATTAGTTGTGTATCCCATACTCAAAGCATATACGACTAACCGCTGAACTCAACTCTGTTGTCATCTGTTTAATCTCCTCATCTGTTAAACCTTGTGTATCTTGTTTTCTAATAAATGAAGTCCAAGTGTAATTCTCTAGCATAGTGTCCTCTCTATGTTGGTGTAGGTAGGGCGAATACCCTACCCACAATTAACTAGTTTATTATGGGCGGAATACTACTGAAGTATAACCTTCTAGGCGTGAGTGCTTGGCGATTAAGCCCTTCTCACCAGTCAAGTGTTGATACTTGCCGTTACCTAGTGATACCCACATAGACTTAGGCTTGAACCTAGACTGTGTTGGTAGTGCTTTTAGGATAGAACCCTTAGGCTCATACCCATTGGCGTTGTCTACATCAAACTGAACAGTAGCAAGTTCATCTGCTAAGTCAGCAAGTGTTAGTGATATGCTAGCCAAGTAGTCCTCTACTTGTATAGTCGTGGTTGTCATTGTATTACCTTTCGTTTATTATTAACT